TTCTAGTTGAGCATTGTATGCGCATAATAGAAGAAGCAAACCCCGTATTTTGGGTGATAGAAAACCCAGCCCGTGGCGTGCTGAGACACTACATTGGCGAGCCGAGATATAAGTACGAGCCTTGGTGGTATGGAAGCCCATGGACTAAACAGACCGCACTATGGGGTAAGTTTAATATCCCACCACGCAAATATACTACATGGGAAGACGTACCAAAGATCGATGGTCTATACACAAGACCGGGACGCGGCAAACCGAGCCTCGCCTTTATGCATAAGAACCACAAGCGTTTCATCAGAGAGTTTGATGTATTCCCCAATGTCGATAACGATATGGAGTTTCGTAGCTTGTGCAGCCAACAGTTCGCTAAACAATTTAAGGAGGTAAATCCGTGAGTACATTAATGATGGAACGCCTAAAACAACTAACCAATCCAGAGCAATTAAAAGAAGAAGGGTAGACATGAAAATTAAGAAATTATGTACATGTTTAGAGTGTACAAAACTATTAACACTAGATCATACTAAAGAGACACCAATAAAATAAAACAACTCTAGGGGGAGAATATGACCTATAAATTATTTACTACTAACACCTGTGCTTACTGTCCGATGGTCAAGAAACTCCTAGAATACAAGAAAAAAGATTACCAGGTAATCGATGTTACAGATAATGAAAGCGAACGACTCCAACTGGTACTAAGATATGGCGCTCTAACTGTTCCGGTATTAGTAAGGGACGATGGCGAGTTTGCAATAGGTTACAACCAATCCAAAATTATGCAGTTGCTTTGAAAATAAGCAATAGTGTGATATAATCCGCTTAACGCACCACCGCACATTCTCTTTGGTATTAAACAGAGCTTACGGATAACTTAACTTTCCTTCCGTAGGCTCTTTATTGATATGGAAGAGGCATGGAAAAAACAGCAGAAGTAATCCATATATGCGTATATTGCGGGCATAAAGTATATGCCTACTTTGACGAGCCGTTGTGGTGCTACTCACCTAAAGATGGAGCATACGCTCATACAGAGTGTGTGAGAGACTGCGAGGGCATAGATATATGAAGAAGCTCTCTGAGCAACAAATCTCAGAGATCAAGAAGCTTCATAGAGGTGGCTTAAATCAAACACAATTATCAAGTAACTTTGGGGTATCAAGAACAACCATAAGGAATTACATAAAGGGCTACTACGTTTATCAGACAAGAAAAGAGAAGCTGGCTTTCCTAACACAAAAAGAATGGACTGCTATAGCAAAAGACAAGCTAAACAAAATAAGCAAGCGTTTAGACGCACCAGTTTATCACGATTGCATGAGGGATTTATAGGGGAAGTATGGAAAAGAAAAGAAAAATTGGCAGACCCTTAAAGTATAACGAACATATCCTAGAGCTGACAAAGGATTACCTAGAAAACCACGACCATAAATACGGAGATATAGTACCTACGGTAGCAGGGTTATCGCTTGTGCTAAAGGTAACTAAATCAACAGTTTATAAATGGGCTACGGAGGAAAAGTTCAAAGAGTTTTCGGATACGTTAGACGAAATTCAGTCTAAACAAGAGAAAACACTCATATCAGGGGGTTTAATGAAGGAGTTTGATTCTGCTATTTCACGACTGATGTTATCTAATCATGGGTATGTTCAGAAATCAGAAAGGGACATCACAACACAGGGCGAAAAGATACAACCACTAATGGTGCAATTTATAGATGGCGAAGATACAAATACCTAAAGAGTACAAGCGCCTGTTTGATACAGACTGGCGTGAAGCTGCTGTTTACGGGGGAAGGTACTCACTTAAATCTCATACTGTAGCGAGAGCTTTAATCATACGCGCTAGACAAAAGAAAACGAGAGTAGCTTGCTTCAGAGAGTTTCAAAACTCTATAGCGGAATCATCACACCAACTACTAGCAGACCTCATAGACAAGTACGAACTAACGGATTTCAAAGTAACGGACAACTCAATAATAAATACAATCAATGGCTCGGATTTCATATTCAAAGGATTACACCGCAACGACCAATCAATTAAATCAATAGAGGGTATAAACCTTGCCTGGATTGAGGAGGCGCAAACAGTAAGCGAGAAATCAATAGAGGTACTAACACCGACCATAAGGGAACCTGGCAGTCAGATTATATATACATACAACCGCCTAGAGGAGCTAGACCCCGTACACAAACGATTGGTTATAGACGGTAGACCAAACACCCTAATTATTAACTGTAATTACGATATAGCCGAGAAGTATGGATGGCTGCCGGAAGTTATCAAGAATGAAATAGAGGACGACAGAATCAATCGTCCAGCACTCTACAAACATAAATGGCTAGGTGAACCAAACACACAAGAGGGCAGAATCTACCAGGACTGGAGTTTAATAGATGAGATACCCCACGAAGCTAAACTGGAGAGATACGGCTTGGACTTCGGTTATTCTATCGATCCTACTGTTATTGTGGCACTTTACTCATTCAACGGTGGCTACATAGTGGAAGAGGTAACATACCAAAAGGGCTTGAGTAACAAATCTATTGCGGACATATTGCTTAACCGTGAACCAGCTCTTGTGGTAGCTGATAGTGCGGAACCAAAATCTATAGATGAGATATACGGCTACGGAGTAAACATTATAGGTGCAGTTAAGGGAAAGGACTCAGTAAGACAGGGAATACAGTTTGTACAAGACCAGCGCATATCACTAACCAGAAAAAGCATACGAACCTACACCTCATATTTGAATTATAAGTGGGCGGTAGACAAGGAGGGTAAAACCATTTCACCAAACAAACCAGATGATACAGTACACGAATGGAGTAACTCAATGGACGCAATCCGATACGGCTTAGATAGTTTCAGACCGAGACAACCAGGAAACATAGAGCTGGAGCAGCTATTCGATGGGGAGGGATTCTACACTTGAACAACCTATTTGACTTCATCGACCAAATGCACAAGAGTATCGAGTACGGTGCTGTACAGTTCACCGTAAAGAAACACGACAACATGGTTACATCAATAGACGCTAATAAAACATCTATGATAAAAACTAAGGATAATGTACAGGCACTAACAATGATAGGTTCCCTCATAAAAGCCATACAGCAACAGATAATAGCCGAAACAAAGGACATGGACCCTAACTACACCCCGCCAAACCTCACCTTTACGCTATTCTTTAGCAAGGACGGTCAAACCGATAGAGTACACGTAAACGACTTTAAACGTAAAACATTTAAGAGGTAAACAATGCAATTAACAGAACAAGATATACTGTTTTTAGAACAGGCACAACGAGTATCAAAAGAGAGTGGCAAGATTATAGTAACAACCAAATCACTACTGTCTACTGGACTACTAAAGTTGTTCGGAGTTAGCAAGAACGCACAGGGATTCTGGTGCTTTAATGTCTATGTAGTATTCGAGCCATCGTTTAAAGTGTCTGGCGCAGAAGAATGGCAACTACCAGAAAAACAGTAACCGTGTTATAATATAAGCAAATAGTCTATCCAAACCAACGGCGGCTATATCTCATAAGGATATTCCGTTGGCTAAAAAGAAACAAGAAACCAAGAACGAGCTGATAGAACAGCTATGTTCAGATATGGAGGCGGCGTGGAACTCCCTTAGACCGCTTCGAGACACCTGGACAGAAAAAGAACAAACCCTACTTGCTAAGAATACCGATTCATTCAGTGGTAAAGTAACCAGAGCAAGAGTAACAGACGCAGCATTATCTACATTTACATTTGAACGACAGGCAAGAGTGGCGGCACAGCTCCCATCCGGCAAAGTATACGCAACTGGAAGCAAGGACGATGGCAAGGCAAAACTCGCTAACATTGTTCTACAAAGATATATCATACCCAATGCCGGACAAGGGTACGATATGCTCACCCTACAGCGATTATGGGGTGTATATGCCTCTGTTTACGGCTCTATGCCTATGTTCTACGACTATATGGTATCCGCTGAATACATAGGTCCCTACGCTCAGTTAATTGATCCCAGAATGTTTATGCCACAACCAGGTCGAAACACCACCAAGGAGTGTGATTGGGTAATGGTGTCTACTCTGGTATCCATAGAATACCTAAGAAAGATAGCCGAAAAGAAAGAGACATCCTGGGATAAGAAAGCTATAAACAAGCTTATAGAGGACGCCAAAGATGGTATGCCTAGCAGAGTTAATGACTCAGAGAAGGACTCCAACACCGCAACCTCTCGCTACTCTAGGGGTGAATACGCAACCGGACAAATAGAGCTAGTTACTAAGTACGAAGCCGGTGAAGATGGACGCTGGATAACATTTGCACCAGACTTCAAAGACGCGGGTGTACTTCGAGATATACCTAACCCTCACAAATCAGGCAGAATACCCGTTGTTATGAGACATTGCTTCCCTCTAATGAACTCTATCTATGGCTTAGGAGACTTCGAGCGAGGCATGAAGATACAGAAAGCCAAAGACAGCTTCCTGGGCTTACGACTAGAGTTTGCTAAGAACCTGGTATTCCCATCCATGAAGATAAACTTGCAGAATGTTACACCATCAACCGTTAAGCATGGTGCCGGTAACAAGATTCTAGTAACAGACATGAACAACTCTGTAGAATACTTCCAACCAGGACAATC